CAAAGTTGATTTCTACGCACAATTGCTGACCTACGCAAAAACTAAAAGTTATTCACGGGGATGGGCTGACCATACTTACAAACAAAAATTTGGTCATTTTCCTCATAACAAACAAGTAATAGCCAAACCTGTCAGTGATGATGTGAAGAAATTTATCCAACATCTAAACATAAAGAAGGCCAAATCCAAATTTCACAAGGGGAAAATATATGACTGATAATGATGTACTAGAAAAGAAAATGCATGAACTGCGCGAGATAGGCGAAAAGCATGCAAAAGCCAGAGGCAACGTATCACTGTTAGAGCATGGCAGAAAGATACTATTGTCCACCATAATGAAAGAAGTAATGGTTAAGGGCAAAGAATTTTCTACCATAGCCGCCCAAGAGCGTGAGGCTAGGGCAGATGATAGATACCAAACGCATATAAGTGCGCTTGCCATTGCGATAGAAGAAGAAACAAAATGGGCATGGGAAAAAAAGATAGTTGATATGAACTTTGAAAGTTGGAAAACTAAAATGATTAATCAAACTGTTGAGAGAAAAAAATATGCCTAAAGCAAAGACCGCCGCAGAGAAAAAGCATATGTCTAAAGTTGCTGAACTTGGATGCATAATATGCTATCGTATGGGCTATGAAGGTTCACCAGCGGAGTTACATCATATTAAAGAGCATACGGGCATGGGCAAAAGGTCTAGTCACTTTGAAGTTATCCCGTTGTGTCCTATGCATCACCGTTCTAGCGATGCCGCTTACCATGTGTCACCCGCATCATTTACCGCAAAATGGGGAACGCAACGCGACTTACTCAACTTTACATTGGCACTTTTAAGCGAAAAAAATGGGGGCAATTAAGCCCCCACTATTACAAATTGTTACATATTATTACAACAGGATAACTTTTACTTCTGTTTCTAAATACACCTCAAACATGCTTTTAATTTGTGATGTGATTAGACGTTCCTCACCTACTATTGCAAGCGATTGTGTTTTGTCTTTGTAAGTAATGCCCGTCAGCTTGTGTAAATCAAAGCTAATGTTCTGCATTGTTATTCTGTTCTCGCCTTCCTCAAACGTGTTATCGTTTATTGTTGGCTGATACACAGTAACGTGCCTGTAACGCTCACTATTGGAAACACGTTTAATAACTGCAAACAATGTTTCTCCCTTTATTACCTTAATCATTTTGTACCTCGTCATTTACTACTAATACCCATTGCGAAACAACATCATTGTCGTGCCACTCCCATTTTGCAGGTAGATATTCACCGTCTATGTAGACTGTTGGTGTGTCAGTCATATCATTCCCCTTCAATTAGTCTTGCTGATGGAAAATAAACTTGAACCGTGGTTTTGATTACATCCCAATTTATGCCAAGCGATGTATCGTGGCATTTTTTAAGTTGGGCTAGTATAAATCGCGCCTGAAACCCCTGAAGGTCAGGCGCAACGCTTAACACATCGTCAACGCTCCAAATTATTTGAATGGACGTAGGCTGGTTAAACATCAAAGCCAAATCGCTTTCCCCATATTTAGAAAAATCTGTCATAGCAAATCCCCTTGGTTTGGGTTGTCAGTGATGGGCTTGAAAGTTATGTCAGCAAGTTGATAATCTTCACCACCAAACTTTGATTTGTGCCATGCGCCAGATGGTTTGATTGTTTCTAATTGCTCGACAGACAGGCGCATACTGCGCCCATCGTGTACGATTTCCAAACCGCCTTGCCGCCTTGCGTTGTCTAATTCGTAATCACGAATAGAAACGAATTTGCCAAGCCATAATTTATTGACTGTCTTTTTTAGCATTTAACGCCCCTTGTATGTAATGAACGGCATCAGCGGAAAAACCGCCAATGTTCCATTCGGTTATGTCTTCAGTAGCAAGACCATGAACACCACAATAACAAACGCCATTCTTCCAGTTATAAAGCGTTGCAACCGTGTCATCGTTAAAAACGAACATCCATTCAAAATCTATTTTGTCACCCAATTCACCGACTGCATGAGGTTCACCAAATACAGCGCAAATTTCTTGGAAACTACTTGTCACCGAACCCTGTCTATGGGTCATGTTGATTTCGGAATTTTCAGCCTGCCGAAAATCTATTTCTTTAATAATGTTCATTCGTCACCCCCAGAAAATGCCTTCATCATCCAAGCCCAAAACGCACCGACCAAGCCTAGAGCCATTACAGCCCCAAGCCATATCGTATCGGTGTAGATTATTGCGCTGAACACAAGCCCCGCGCATAACCCCAAGAACAAGCCAAAGCCAATCATTGTGATTGCTCCGCAACGGTTGCCAAGAATGTTGAACAGTCAAGGTCAACATCTAGCAAATCAAAGAACGCACCTTGCGGCACTTCAACAGCGTTGGCACTATCAGCCAGCCATTGATTGATATGTTTGGACGTAGTGACTGACCATTTTTTAGATGTTTTGAATTGCTGACCGCAATAATGACCAGCGACAGGCGTTTGATATGACAGAAGGATAGTCAAACCATTGCTGAACACAACCTCAGTCATGTTCGATTTAATAGGTGTTATTTGCATTTTGTTTTCTCCGAACTTTGGTTGCTGATAAGAAAGGCTCATCAGTACGGCTAACGCCGCAGACAGGGGTTGCCCCCTGTTTCGCCTTATTGGTCAATTGGTTCAATGTGCAAAACATCGTAATAGTCCATAGCTTGCCGCGCATCTTCAATGTCACGGGCAATGATGATGATGCCCCATTCTTTACCATGGTATGAATATTTGACTAAAAATCTATCCATTGCGATATTCCCTTGCTTTTGCATAAGCGGCAACAAAGCCCGTGACATACTCAAGCACCTCATAAGATGCCGCGCCCCAGATTTCGCCGTAATCCTTCCAAACTTTGATTTGACCTTTTTTGTAGTTATTGAAACCGTCATCAGTGATGCCAGTCATGCGAACAATCACAAATTCATTGATACGAGTTTCCATTTTAGCGACCTCCCTTGATGGCTGACCTGATTGCCATTGACACAAATTGCTGACCAACCATCAAAGCGGCTAGGTGAGCGATGCCCACATAACCAACAATATTGTCGAGCGCGAAGATAATCAGCGCAGTGCCGAAAATTGCAAAGATAACTTCCATGCTTTTATTAAATACGTTCATAATTATTCTCCATATGTTTTGTTAACGTAGGTTAATGATACACAAATAAACAATTAACGCAACAATATATTATAAAAAAGATTATAGCACCAAAACTTGTATCATTTGGCATTTAGGTTAAAATGAGCGCATGAGCATTAAAACCCTTACAGATAAACAAAAAGCCTTCATTCAGAACTTTAGTTCAACGGGCAACGCAAAGCAGTCAGCGATTGCCGCTGGATACAGTGAAGCAACAGCAGAACAGCAAGGTCACAATCTAAAAAATCAACTTGCTGAAGAAATTGACCAAGAAACCAGACGGCTGATTGGCTCATCTGTTCCGCTTGCTGTGGACAAACTGCGTCAACTCTTAACGTCAGACAAGACACCAGCAAACGTCCAGCTTGGCGCAATCAATAGCATACTGGATAGAACAGGACACCAAACAACTCACAAGGTTGAAGACGTAACACAACAACGCACTGATGCAGAACTAAAGCAAGAACTCACACACTTGATGTCATCACTTGGGCTTGAACCAGTAGATGATGAAGACACTATAACTGTTAACCATAGCGGCGGCGGTCTGGTTCAATAACAGTCAGACCTCATGGCATGTAGTGGCTCACTTATATATAGGGGCTAACACAACAGCGCATATGTTCAGCGTCACCAGCGTTGCAAGAATGGTTCACCGCGCACACACACCCACACTGGCAGAAAGTTAACGCATTGGCCTGCGGTCTTGTGATAATGCATTGGCTCACTGCTATTGATATGCACTGGCGCACAATACTAGCGGCATCGTGGCGCGTGGCGGCGCGTGACAAAACAAAAAGCCAGCGTGACAGCCAAAAATCGACCCCCCACCCCCCCAAACCACGCGACCTGTCCGTATAATATGCTTTCCTGCGTACAGCGTAGGGGATTATTAAGTATTAACTTATGTTAACTGGTTGAACAAAGGTTAATTATGATGTAGTGTGTGGGTATAATTTGCTTATGGAGTTTAAATGGGTAACAAAGCATGGAAACAACGAGAGCGTGATGTTGCAAAATTTTTCGGGGGGGAGCGTACACCGCTGTCGGGTGGGAATGGCAAGGTTACACGGGCTGACGTTATACATGATGACCTGTTTATAGAGTGCAAATTACGAGTTAAGCATAGCGCGGTTACATTGTGGGATGACACAGCGAAGATTGCAAAGACCGAAGGCAAAATTCCTGTAATCGCGTTGTGCGAAAAAAACAGGGGTGGGTTTTGGGTTATGGTTCACTCTAGCGATTTAGAGAAAATAAAATGAACGCATTAGCTAGGGCAGTAGAGATAGCCAAAGAATTAGAACACCGCAAAGCTACAAATCGAATGGCTGAATACAAGCCGTATGATTATCAAAAAAAATTCCATAATACTATTGCACAACAAAG